TTAGAATTTGTATTAGTTCCGGTATATGTAATTTGTTCAGAATCTATTAATAATGTTCCTGATGTTGGAAACTGCCATACTGAATCTAATGTAATTGTAGTTTGTCCTGCAGTAATTGCACCATCTAAATAACTAAATACTCCATCTGAAGTTCCATCAGATGCTGATCTATAAATTGTATATGTAGATTGACCTTCTACAAATGAAATATCATTTGATGCTACTTCCCAATAATGTAAACCTCTGTTTGCCCATTCTTGAAACATGATGTTCAGCGAGCGACGCGCTGCTTTCATTTGGTTACCAGTATTATTGATAAGACCAATTCTTTCGTAAGACTCTTCTATGATTTCATCAATAGTAAAAGTTTTTTCAAAAACGTTAGTGCCTGAAGAAGTAGCCATTTAGCAACTCCTATTTATCTATAAATAACGTAACAGTTAAACTTGTATTTGAAACAATTCCAATACCATCAACTATTCCTGTTCCATTTCGTCCTGCATAAAGAACTCCATCTTCAGGAAGATTTAATGTTTGTGTGCTATTTGCACCAACTGCTATTGGAATATAAACTTCTGTATTAGTTGAAGTACTAACTGTTGTAGTATTTGCTAGACCATTAATTATACATGTACCAGCAGTTCCTGTAGCATTTTGTGCAGAGTAACCTCTTAGTCTTGTAGGTCCAGTAAATAAAACTAAAGTAGAAAGATTACTTGCAACAACTACCGGTTTTACATCTGATTTGTAAGCCATATTTTTCTCCTTATATTAAGGAGCCCTTTCGAGCTCCTTAAAAAATTATTTATTATGATGTCGATACAACTAAAGAAACGTTATCACATCTAATCCAATTAGTTCCATTAGAGAAAGCATAAATTGCTACTCCAGAAGCACCATTGTCAGTGTAAATCATATTTGCTTTGCTTGTAGTTGCTAATAAAGTTTGTCCTGAATAAGGTCCACTTTGTATTTGAAGAGTTGTAGAATTAACAACTGTATAAACTACGTTGCCACCTTGTTCTGTGTCTGAAGGTGTTCCTGTTACTCCTGCATTTGGGTTTGGTCCACCAATAAATCCATTAAGGGATGTTACTGGACCATTAAACGTTGTATTTGCCATAGTATGTTCTCCTAGTTATTCCAATGCAGTCTCTAGGCCGTCGACTATACGCGTCCGCATCAGAAAGTTAATGTATAGTGATTAAGATATAACTGAATTTATTGAATAGCGCAAGGGATACCTGCATCGAAAATCTACTTTTCGGATATATAGCTAGGTTTAGCTAGCTACAGAAAACTCAGGAGCAGCCATTTCTACCTTAATTTGTCTAGTAGCTATTTCAGCTTCAGACATTTTAATCTGGTTAATGATTTCACGAATTTTTTCGTCAATCCTAACCATATCAAGAGTATATATTCCCTCTTGAACGTAGTGTTGCTCCCAATCAAGTTCTAGGGCTCTCTTCTTTGTGTAAAGAGCTTGAACGTGATTTATCATCTACAACCTCCTCATAGGTTATCCAGCATTTATCTTTAGCAAAAGATCGCATGCTGTCTTTTAGTAATATATCTTTTTTTCCTATTTTGTCAAGGATAGCTAGTTCTATACTTTCTGCACTATCTTCAGCTTCAATGTTAAAATTAGCCATGTGACCATAAGCTCTAATTTTTACATGAAACATTTTTGTCATAATTCTTTCTTTCTAACATATTAATGGGGTGAGATATACCCACCCCATTAAATAAATTGCTTATAAATTAAGCGCCTTGTGATCCGAAGATACCTCTAGGGTCAGACCAGCCGAAGCTGTATCTTTCTCTAGCTTTGTATCTAACGTTACCAGTATCAAAGTCACCTTCCATAGCAGTTTTGATAGGTGCTCTTACGAACATCTTTAAACCGTTTGGAACGTCAGTTTTGATAAAGAACGCATCTGTATCAGTTAAGAAATTGTTAACCACGTAACCTTGTGGAACCATTCCCATTGATCTGATTGCGTTTGTATCGTTATCAGCAGTACCAGTTCTATTAGCTGACTTCATTAATCTTTCCGCAGTGAATTGTAATTCTTTTGGAATGATTAATTTAACACCTTGAGCTGCAATTTTTAAACCACGTTCATCAGTGAATGCATTGATATCGATCAATGATTGTTCTAATGAAGTTTCGTTTAAGTCAGCTTGTGTAGCAAGTGTATTACTGAATGAACCAGCAATAGTTGGGTGAGCAGAATTCACTAAAGATTTTCCGTCGCCACCAGCATAAGAAGCACTGAATGCATTGTTTAATACATTCGCTCCAAATACTTGCTTAGTGTTTGCCATAGATCTTGCTAATGCTTTTGTATATCTAGACGCAAGTCTGTCATACAAATTGTCCTCAATCGCTTCTTCAGTGATTGCGAAAGCAAGTGCTATAGTGTTATGAGTGTATCTAGCTGTGAAAGTTTCTTGCGCATTGTCAAATACAACTGCAGATCCTTCCGGCTTGATTTCCGCATTTGCGAATCCAGATAACATTACTTCCTCTTCGAAAGCTCTGTCTGAAGTCTCAACATCGAAAATTTCAAGGTGCTGATTCTCGTATCTTTTATATTCCAGGCCGAATAGTGCATTCAATCCTGGTTCTAGTTCTTTAACTAGTTGTCCTCTTGATATAGCCATATTCTTATATTCCTGTAAATTGTTTATAGAAATGGTTATTGATGATAGCCGTTACTACTACGTTAGTAGAGTAAGTTGTAGCATTTAATAACTCATTGCTAGTTATGTTTCTTGTAACGCCGATGACACGTAATTGAGCACCAGTCGAAACTGCCAATTGCGATGTATTTAAAGTAACTTTAGATACATAGTTAGCTGAAGATCCAGCTGTATAAACGATATTTCCGTTTAAGAAAATATCCGCGATTGCCAGAGTAGACGAAGCTTGAATTTCGAATCTCTCGTACGGGTCGTCACTAACATAGCCAACAATATCAGTAGCAGTGTTTGAAGCTGCTAGATTGTTCGCCCATGTTGGTTTCTTAGTTGAAGCATTCGTAAAGAAAACTCCGTTTAGTGAACCTAACAATTGATCAGAGCTTGTAGCTACAGTAATGTATCCAGTTGCCGCTGCTGTTACTGGGTCATTTTGATAGATAGCTGATGAGCTAGCTGCAATGTTATATTCACTTAAACCTTGAGCATCTCTATTCTGTCCAACTTTGCCTATCGGTAATAAACCGAAAGCTGCATTTGGGTTAGCCATAGTTTTTTTCCTTGTTTAAGTTTTTATTTACTTTGTTGATATCACAAAAAAATTATTTTTTGTTCGTACCACCAAAAGTTACACGAGTTTGCCTCTCACTATTGATTGGCATACTTGGGTGCTGATCCTTATAAAGGTCGTTATTAACTGCATCTTCTCGATCCTTAGTTTGTTTTGCAAAATAAGCATTACGAGCTTCTGCGATCTCTACAGGTATCCTTGCCAGCGCAAGGCCACCATGCCCGATTACTCCCGCGTATTTTCCTTCGCCTATCGTTGAATAAGTTTCGCCAGGGTATTCATCAGCTCTCACTAATTCAAATCCTGAACGTAATTTACTTGAAACGTTTTTAGAATCATCTTGACCTAAAATTTCAAGTCTTATCCATCGGTGTTTAAAACCGTCCTTAGGGCGCGGTGCATCTAAACTTGATGGTGGAGTCCAAGTCGTAGGTCTCTTTTCAGCAGATCTTGACTGGCTCGCACGTGGGGTCTTCATTTTATCATTTTCCATATGCCTATACCTCCTTCGTGATATTTAATTGTTTCGCATATTCTTCTAATGGCACTCCTAATTTTTTAGCGATTGCAACTTGAGAAGGCGTGAGTCTCACAGTTTTGCGACCAGGTTTTGTACTTCGCTTCGCTGAAGCTACTACTTGTACCGGTTTGGTCGTTTCCGTTGCTGCAATCTTATCAAATTTATGGGGAAACTCAAGTCTTATTCTTTTATCAATTTCCACATAATATTCGTCTGTTTGAGGATCATATCCTTCTTCATCTACAAGCTTTTTATGTATGTCAAAAGCCGTATAAGTCATAGCTGAATCAGAACCAAACCATTTATTTTTAGATCCCCAAGCTTCTGCTTTTGGATCTGGTCTTACTTCTTGTTCAACGGACCTATTAAGATTTATGTTAGGAGTTTCTATTTTTTTAGTCTCCTGAGGCATAGATTCTATTGTTGATTTAGCTTCAAGTAATCTAGCTTCTTCATAACCTAATCTAGCTATATCTCTTTGAGCATCAATTTCAGCATTTAGATCTTGATTGTTTCTCGCTTCTGCAAGTTTAGCACGTGCTGCTAATAATCCTGAAGCAATCCTTGCTTCTCGATCCTTAACACTAGCTCCTTCAAGAGAAGAATATCTTTTAAGAGTTGCCTCTTTTTCTTCTTTTTGAAGTCTTGCAAAATGTAGAGCTTCTTCTTTTTGACGTTCTGCTTCTCTCCACTTTTTAGTAAGTTTAGCAATTCGTCTTTGCACATCTTTACTATAATCCTCTAATTCGTCTTTCTGTGTCTTGTTCTCGTCGCTCGCATCAAGTGGCGAGGTGCTAGCGGCTTGTGACTCGGTTGCCACTTTTGCATCACTAGGCTTCTCAGCTTTTGGAGCTGCTTCTTGTTCAACAGTTTCAGTTACCTCTGTTTCAGATTCAGGTTTAGATGTATCTTCTAACTCAACATCAACCTCTGGTCCAGATGTATCTATGTCAACTGTCTTTGCGTTTTTGTCTTCTGGCATAGTTTTCTCCTATGGTTTATATATAGTGAAGTACTGATTCAGGATCAGGAATAGTTCCTAATACTTCATCGTCGTTTAATATACGAACTTCACCGCCTTCTATTGGTAGTCTTGAACCCGCATAGCGAGCAAAGATCACCCAATCTCCTGTCTTACACCAAGGTCCTGTTGGATATCTTTCTTTGTCATGATATGCCAATGGACCAATTTTTAAAACATAACCACAATTAGTAGCTATCCTTAAACGGTCTAAAGATTCTTGTGCAATAATAATTCCACCAGATGTTTTTTCTTTTGGTGTGAATGGTAATACTAAAATTCTCCAACCAGTAGGTGTTGGCAATTCATCAACTACAGATTTTATATTTTCTGGATTTAATGGTTCTTTAGTAGGTTCAGCTGTTTTAGCTTCTTCTTTATATTTTTCTTCAAGACCTAGGTTTATCTTTGGTATTTCCTTTTCCGAGGTCGATAACGTTTCCTTTATCATCTTGTTGCTCCTTCTTGTTTAGCAGGTTAGAGATTTCCTGAATTACTGTTTGGTAGGCATTTGCCTGTCCTTGCATATACTTGTATTTTTCCATACTGTCAACTGTTCCAGATATCATAGCATCACCAATGTTTTGGTAAGAATCTCTGATAAATTTTTGCAGTTTAGTTATAAATGTTACAGCGTCCATAGTCTTTCTCCTTTGTTGGTTATATTAACAATTCCACTTTCGTAGAGATTTATTAATTCTTGAATTTGGATCTCTTGCAGTTTTTGCAGAGGTCAATCTTTTTTTCATGCCAGACATTCTAGCACAAAAAGACTTTCTTCTATTAGCAGCTTTTGAACCCTTTTTCAACTTACTTGGTTTAGTAGTTACTGCCATTGATAATTTAGAACCTGGATTTGCACGTCTATATGAAGCAATGCCTTTTTTATTTAATCCACCTGATTCAGATTTACCTTCTTTACGTTGCCATGCAGGAGTAGAACTTCCACCTTTTGCAAAAGTTCTTCTTTCAATACCATGACCTCTTAAAGAAATATCACCCATTAGAATCTTTTTGTAACCTTTTTTCTATCTGGCATAATAGCTCCGCATCCTCTAGCGACTCCACCTTTTTCCATTTTTTTCCTTTTAGGAAAACCAGCCTTCATATTTGCATATGCTTTTGGTGATATAGTAGATTCAGATTTAGGTCTTGATATACCTAATTTTTTTCTTCTATTAATATTTGCCCAAAGACCTGGTTTACCACCATCTTTAAGTCCCATTTTTTTCATAGACTTTTTAAAATATGGAGGAATTTTTGGAGGCATTATTTTTTCTTTGACTTTCCAGCTTCTGAAAGAGCTATTGCAATTGCTTGTTTTCTAGATTTTACAACTGGACCTTTTTTACTTCCAGAATGTAATTTTCCTTGTTTAAACTCTTTCATAACTTTTTGAACTTTTCCACCTTTAGCTTTTTTAATTACACCTCTACCAATTAAAACA